ATGGACAACGACAAAATTGATCAACACAGCGACGAAATTGAAGTTGAGAGCGAAGAAAAAGAGCGCGGCAAAAAAATAGAAATAGATGAAGACCGACTCCCCTCCCGGGCGATGGCAATTCATGAGCATATCCGCCAGGATGGTGAAAAAGAGCTGGAACGCGACGCAATGGCGCTACTGTGGTCAGCCATTGCGGCGGGTCTGTCGATGGGCGCTTCGTTACTGGCAAAAGGGATATTTCAAGTCGAACTGGAAGGTGTGCCGGGCAGCTTCTTGCTGGAGAATCTCGGTTATACCTTTGGTTTTATTATCGTCATTATGGCCCGCCAGCAATTATTTACCGAAAATACCGTGACTGCGGTACTACCCGTCATGCAAAAACCGACAATGAGCAACGTCGGCTTACTTATACGGTTATGGGGCGTCGTGCTGCTGGGTAATATTCTCGGGACAGGTATTGCGGCGTGGGCATTTGAATATATGCCTATCTTCAATGAAGAAACTCGCGATGCATTTGTCAAAATCGGCATGGATGTGATGAAGAACACCCCCAGCGAGATGTTTGCCAACGCGATCATTTCCGGCTGGCTGATCGCCACTATGGTTTGGATGTTTCCTGCAGCGGGTGCGGCAAAGATTGTGGTGATTATATTGATGACCTGGCTTATTGCCCTGGGTGACACCACCCATATCGTGGTCGGTTCTGTTGAAATCCTCTATCTGGTGTTTAACGGTACGCTGCACTGGAGCGATTTCATCTGGCCCTTCGCACTACCTACTTTAGCGGGGAACATCTGCGGCGGCACCTTTATCTTCGCGTTAATGAGTCATGCACAGATTCGTAACGACATGAGCAATAAGCGTAAAGCAGAAGCACGCCAAAAAGCAGAACGTGCGGAAAACATTAAGAAAAATTATAAAAACCCGGCATAAATGGCGAGGGTTTAAGCAATCGAGCGGCAGCGTACTTACCCCGCACTCCATTAGCGGGTATACTCATGCCGCATTGTCCTCTTAGTTAAATGGATATAACGAGCCCCTCCTAAGGGCTAATTGCAGGTTCGATTCCTGCAGGGGACACCATTTATCAGTTCGCTCCCATCCGTACCAGTCCGCAAAATCCCCTGAATATAAAGCCTTCCGTAGATTCACAGTTCGTAATGGTTCGCGTCAGATCGTTGACAGCCGCACTCCATGACGGGTAAAAAGTGGATAAAATAATTTTACCCACCGGATTTTTACCCATGCTCACCGTTAAGCAGATTGAAGCAGCAAAGCCGAAAGAAAAACCATACCGCCTTCTCGATGGTAATGGCCTGTACCTTTATGTCCCTGTATCCGGGAAAAAGGTATGGCAGCTTCGCTACAAGATTGACGGTAAGGAGAAAATCATGACCGTCGGAAAATATCCGCTTATGACTTTGCAGGAGGCCAGGGATAAAGCATGGACTGCGAGGAAAGACATCTCGGTTGGCATCGATCCGGTAAAAGCGAAAAAGGCTTCGTCTAATAACAATTCCTTTAGTGCGATTTACAAGGAATGGTACGAGCACAAGAAGCAAGTCTGGTCTGTAGGGTATGCGACTGAACTTGCCAAAATGTTTGATGACGACATTTTACCCATCATCGGCGGTCTTGAAATTCAGGATATTGAGCCGATGCAACTGCTGGAAGTAATCCGCAGATTTGAAGATCGCGGCGCAATGGAGCGAGCCAACAAAGCACGCAGAAGATGCGGCGAGGTTTTCCGTTACGCTATTGTCACCGGAAGGGCTAAATATAACCCGGCACCTGACCTTGCTGACGCCATGAAGGGATACCGCAAGAAGAACTTCCCGTTTCTTCCTGCAGACCAGATCCCGGAATTCAACAAAGCACTGGCAACATTTTCAGGAAGTATCGTATCGCTCATTGCCACCAAGGTTTTACGCTACACAGCCCTAAGAACGAAAGAGCTTCGTTCCATGCAATGGAAGAACGTCGATTTTGAAAACAGGATTATCACCATCGACGCCAATGTGATGAAGGGACGCAAAATTCATGTGGTTCCTATGTCAGACCAGGTAGTTGAACTTCTCACTACGCTAAGCTCAATCACCAAACCAGTATCAGAGTTTGTTTTTGCCGGGCGCAACGATAAGAAGAAGCCAATTTGCGAGAACGCTGTACTGCTTGTGATCAAACAAATCGGCTATGAAGGTCTGGAAAGCGGTCACGGATTCAGGCATGAATTCAGCACGATTATGAACGAGCACGAATGGCCTGCTGATGCTATTGAAGTGCAACTGGCACATGCCAACGGCGGATCTGTGCGCGGAATTTACAACCATGCTCAGTATCTCGATAAGCGCAGAGAAATGATGCAGTGGTGGGCGGATTGGATTGATGAAAAGGTGGAGTGATCCACCTTAACCACTATCGAAGAGCGCAAAGCCTTGCAATACAGTGCAAAGCTTTGTGTTTCTCATTTTTTCTCACCAGCAACAGAGATAACCGCCCTATGTCTACTTAACGAACTAAATAACGTAGATAGTTCAAAATATATTAACCTATTTTTGTGTAGGTCCAATTAAAAGTGCCTGTGCCCTGGCTTGTAATGGTTACAATTCTCCCTGTTGCTGAAAAACTAAGAAATGCTGCTATTTTTAACGCAACAAGAATTAGCTTATCTCCATCATACATTGCCAGTTGTGTAGATGCGTAATTTTCTCCGCTTCCAGCCCCCCATACGCTAATAATGTAAGTACCTTGCGAATCTGGTATAGAGAAAAGTGTTGTCGGAGTATTTTCAGCCACAGCAGTAGAGCCTTTACTGGTAGAGAAGCATGATGTTTGCAATCCTTCCTTAGATGTTATTTGTGAATAACCATCTACGATAAGTCCTGTTTTTTTAGGGCAGTCATACCATGATACATCACCAGTACTTAGCGTACTTAAAACAGGAGTTCCTGTAGTGGTTGCTCTGAACCGGCTATTAAAGACACTTATTTTAGCTGTGTCTATTGCATGTAACATAATGGGATACCCAGACCCAGTATATGCAACTGTGTTGTTGTCAGATAAATCATCTTCTGATGACTCAATTTTAACATCGCTGCTACCTGACGCCCTGATGTAGGAAACTACACCAGCATCACTTGGCGCAACACTTCGCATGCTGTTCTGATGTGCAGTCAGGCCAGAAATGCCACCACTACTATTTTCGAAATGGAATAGTGCTGCCTCTCCATAACCATCTGTAGAGATGGTGTTACCCTCCGCATCAAAACCAATAATGTTAAAACTATGTGTGTTAAGAACATGAACGCCAGCCCCACCAAGCGAACCTGCGTTTAACGAAATATTTGATCCATCCATGGCACAGTTAATCATTGTAGCTGCAAAGACAGAACCAAACTGATATGGTGATATACATCCAGATGTATAACATCTTTCCATCAGAATGGTAGTGCCAGTTCCTTTTGTAAAACCATTATGGCAGTTTCTGGCCCACACATTCGTAAGTTTTGTCAAGTATGTGCCAGTCTGATCATTAAAGCATGACCATGCACCATGAACTGTACAGTTTTTAATTTCAGACATTTCCAAGCTTGTTGAATTTGGAATTGTCGAGTAGAAATTAAATGCAATTTTCCCACCATCATTTTCAGGATTCGTTGGTGTGGTTCCTGGATCATAGAAAATATAAAGACCATCAATAAAAATCTGAATCATTTTTGTCGATAGGGAATCACCTTGATCTAAAGCAAAGGCTGAAATATTACCAATAATAGACATAAATGATTGCGCTCTATTTATTGTATCAGTTCCCTCTCCAACAATCCTAACGGAGTTTTTCAGAAAAATAGTTGAATTATAGTAACCAGTTCCCTTTGGAATAAGCACTGTTTTCCCCGTGTTACATGCGGACTGAAGCGCAGCATAATCAACAGATTGAGATAGAGATGAAACAAATGGATATACCATCTGAGCGGCTGATAGTGTTGAAAATATCTCGCTTAAAGGGTGAAGCGTTCCGTCAATTGTAGCGCCAAAATCAATAACACTTATAGCCTGTGAATTTTTAATGTGCTGTGAAATAGAAGTAGCACCAGTGTACGGTTGTTTAACTGTAACTAATGCATCCCCCATTCCATCAGCATCGCTTTCTAACTGCTGCTTAAACTGATCAGGGTCATACTTCAGCACATTAGGGAAATAGAACTGCTGCGCACCATACGCATCGTACACAGCCATAGAATGACCTTGCACAGTTACGAACTTGGCAATCTGTCCATTATATACCGGGTAACCAGCAGCGTTAATGATGATTGGTTGCGATACAGGAACGTGAGAACCGTCTTCATTCTCCACATAAACCTGAATCCGGTTTTCAGGATTTACCGGGTCAGTGTCAATTTTTCCGATATAAATTTCTCCATTGGCTACGGCTTTAAAAGAACGCGCCATAGTGAAAAGTTGCGAAGGCATCGATACGATCACATTGGCTGTAATGTCTGTCATTTAATTTGCTCCAGATACAATGAATCGCCGCAGCGTGGCCACGGTGAATTTTGGGCATAAAAAAACCCAGCCGAAGCTGGGTCGTTGCGTTGGTTATCTGTCAGTAGTTATGTACTGAAGGAGGTAATTCTTTATTCTTAAGTCTCATCCATGCGGAAAGATTCGTTGGTCCGTCTGGCTCATTAATATCAACATCTCGTGTGTGATTGATTAAAACGTCTCTCGCCATTCCGATAACATACGAGAATTCATGACCGTAGTCGTAGCATCTGCCGGAATAGTTCGATTGAATTTGTTTTAATGCCGGATACAGTTCGCGGAATAATGCCTGTGAACGGTTAGCATAATCCCATAGCCATACAAGGCTGTTTGCTTCTTTTGCAGAAAGCTCGTTGGTTTTCTTCTCTTGTTTGCCAATGAACTCACCTTCAAGCACCACCCTGTGGATGTACTCTACGGCTTGCGGTATCTGAGATGCATCAAGCTCTTCAATACTTTCCACATTGAAACGCTGATGAATCATTGCATAAGCTTCTGGGTACATTAGATGCTTTTTGCTGACCAGCATATTTACAGCATCACGAAGCGGAGTCCTGTCATCAACAGATGTTTTCTTACGTGCATTTTCTGCCTTTCCCTTTGTCCAGTAGTCATGCAGCACAGTAAAGCATTCTTCCTGGTACTGAATCAGTTTATCGCGGATGTCAGCACGAACTTTCTCAGGGTTGATGCTGAACAGCCATCCATTTAACTTCTTCAAAGGAAGGCAGAGTAGCTTACGAAGCTTTCCATCAGCAGCAACCATATTCATATGAATACAGTTGAACTTATCTAGTTGTTTCATAAGTTTTTGTTGCTGAGTACCCCAGCTCATTCCGAGGTTTTCAACGATTGGCTTCATCGCAACATATGCAACTCCGGCAGCCATGGCGGTGATAATTTGCTGACCGTTGAATGGCACGTAAGAGGTGTTCACTGCTTCTAAAATTGCTATACTATTCATGTTGGTTTTTCTCCAAGGATTTACCGACAACCGAAGCCCTGACTGTTACCGCAGTTGGGGCTTCAACTTTTCACTTCTTTAAAGTGCCTACCTTCTACAGTTGCTCTGAGATAAAAATTCTTATCTTTACCGTTTAGTGCTTCCCAAGCATCAACAATGCACTTATTACAGATGTGGACTTCTCGATAACCAATAGCTTTCCTGTCAATATTAGTGAACATAACAGCTTCTTTATCTGTCAATGTGGATGCATGACAGAAGTCGCAATCTATATAAGATACCTTCATACCGTTATCCCCTCTCTCTTCAGGCTGTCCATCACTCGCTTGTAAATCTCAGAGTTAACAGATCGCCCGTTCTCTTCCGCCACCTTACGCACCAAATCCAATACTTCTTTAGGCCACCGCAAATTGAACTGCGGCATTTTGCTCATTCCTTTCATATTCACCTCACAATATAGGTCCACCGTGGACCTATTGAGAATATAGTAGAGTGCTTCTATCATGTCAATACACTAACTTGGGGTGATGGCATGGCTAGAGACGATCCGCACTTTAACTTCCGTATGCCTTTGGAAGTAAGAGAAAAATTGAAATTAAGAGCAGAGGCTAACGGAAGGTCAATGAACTCTGAGTTATTACAAATCGTTCAGGATGCTCTCTCAAAGCCATCATCAATTGTAGGCTATCGAGACGAAGCTGAGCGAGTCGCGGATGAGCAATCTGACGTTGTTAAGAAGATGGTCTTTGAAACGCTGAAAAATATTTATAGCAAAAGTAAGTTATAGGCTTATGACGTACAGTTAACCATATCGATATTGGCTCGCGTGATGACAAATGAAAAAAAGCAATGGACTCACATTAAAACTTGACGGAACCACCCCTGGCCAGCTGTCAATGGCTAAGTTGGTCAAGTATATGTCTGCTCTCGTAGATCTATACGGTTCTGCAGATTCTGTTCACTTCGACTGTGTAAGTGAAGGATCGGCTGACTTAAATGCATGGGTCGATAATGATATTTGTTATAACGCTGTCATAGCAAGGGCCTCTCTCTCAGCCAAAGAGAAATCACCCGCGTATCAAAAAATTGTTAATTTACTGGAACATGATGGTTTTTCAGCGAAACTACTCGGACGAAACCACTCAACCATTATCGCATTCCCGCGAGTAAAAAAGGAGCCAATCCCTTTACTCATAACAAAAACGTCAGAAGTTCAAGGAAGGCTATACAGTGTTGGTGGAAAAGACAACTCAATACCTGTGCGTATTGAGGGAGCCAACGGTGAAACATTCAAGTGCGAGGCAACCCCTGATTTGGCGGCAGCTCTTGGGTCCCATCTATTCAAATATATTAGGGTTAAAGGAGATGGGTGCTGGGAAAAAAAGAACAACAAATGGGAGCTAAAGAAACTAAAAATAACTTCATTTGTATTGCTCAAAAAATCATCACTCAAGGATGCTATTAATGCTATCAAGCAAGTTCCTGGAGATCAGTGGTCCGAGGAACGCGATGTTGATTCAATCCTTAGGACTCTGAGGAAGATAAATTGCGAGTAATTTTAGATACCAATATTCTGGTATACCTACTATCAGATATAGAACACGATTATAGATTATCTGACCCTATACTTGGTTCTGAGATTCCAGATGCCAAAAGAAGAGCAGAAGCTCTTGTTGATCGAATAGATAACAAGAACGGGACAATCATCGTTCCAACTCCTGTATTGGCGGAGTTTTTAGTTGGAATCCATAAAGATTACCAACAAGAAAAACTAAATGTTATCAAATCGTTATCGTGCTTCGAGACTGTATCATTTGATGAGTTGGCTGCTATTGAATGCGCATCGATACCAACATTAAAAGAATTAAGGAAAATTAGCACAGAAGGTACAGCAAATAAAATTAAGTTTGACAGACAAATAATAGCAATTGCAAGAGCAATTAATGCTGACGAGGTATGGACTCATGATAAGGGAGTGTTTGAGCGTTGCAAAAGTCTCAATATTCCTGTGTTCACATTGTCATCAATAGAACCAATTCCGGTTCAAAGTCTCATGGAGTTCTTACACGATTCAGACGATCAGAGATTACACTAAAATATAATTTTTATGCATCCGTGATAATTACATCCGTCACGGATACATAAAGCTATAGCCAAAAGTGGACAAACCTTTATCTCACTCCAAACCATCTGGTATCCTGCGTAAAACTAAGGAGGTTGGTGTGAAGCAATTTCTTGCTGCTATGTTCTTATTCATATCTTTTGGGGCTACAGCAGAGTGCTGGGTCGTTGGAGATATGCGCGGAATAAGCTATTCAGAACGAAATAATTTCCATCCGGAAGAAGATGGTTTTAGTGGAACATTCATCATTAAGACAAGCGGTGAAGATGCCAGCATCACATATTCTGGGACAGATGCGGGCGGCATGGCTTACAAAGCATTGTCTAAAAACTCCATCATAGGAATCGGCGCGAATGGCGAAACTCAACGCGTTATCGACTCATGGGTAATACATCCTACTGGAACAGTTTTAATGTCAAAAACCATTTCCGGTTATGGAAATATGGATTCAACCAAAGCTTTTGTTGGAAAAGTAAAAAGAAAATGTTAGCGATTGAATCCAATTTCCCATACGTTACTGCTGTGTTGCCTCAGTAGCAAACAGCGGTCTGATGGCATTCGCAGCGTTATTTAGCGCTCTTTCATAGGCTGGTGTTCCTGCTTTGGTGTTTGCCAAACGAAGAAGCATATTCCTTGCGGCTTTGGACTCATACAAACGCATCATTGCACCAAAGCCAGCCTCAAGCCCCATTGATACTCCAAGAGTCGCAGTTGCGCCAATCGTCCTTATCCTGTTGGCTTGTGATTGCCCCGTCTGAGTTACTACATTTGCGGTGTCTGACCTTGCTGTTTGCTGTAGAACTTCATGAAGAGCATCAAGCTCTTTCATGTGCTTTCCAGAAAAAATAGTGTTGTAAATTTCACCGCCTGACTGAGATTTAAGCTTATTAACTTCAGTGATGAACTTGGCTGGAGAGTCACCGGCCTTTTCCGCTATTTTGCTGACGTAAGCTGCACGCATAGCATCTTTCCCTTTATCATCCAATGCGCTCCAGATTCGTTTCACGTCAGATGGCTTTCTGCTTAATACAACGGTATTTATAAGTTCAGGACTGGCTTCACTGCTTGCCTTGTTGAGCTTGTTAGCAATGTTTTTATTAAGCACCTTATTATAAACGTTTGCATAATCGGAGTTTGCTTTAAGGTATTTTGCTGCGTCTGATGCACCGAGGTTTTTTGCAACTGCGTTACGAAGATCTTTTGACATTGCATTCTCTACCATATTGGTAGCTGCTTTTGCCTGGTTGGGGAAGACCATAGCATCTCCCTGAACATTGGATCTAAATACTGTTCTGTGCTGACGCAAGAGATCAAACGTAACATCCAAATCAGTTGCAGGGTTTGCTAATTCTTCACGTAGGTTACGCAAGGATGTAAGCAGGCTTTGATTGGCAGACGTCCCAAGCCGTTCCTGTCTTGCGATCGCTGTATTCAGAGCATTCATGGTATTTGTGGTATCAACTGCGGCATTACCCATTTTATTGGTGACGTCATTGATAACAGCGCCAGCGGCATCCTTCCGTCCCCTTAACGTGGTGGTCAGAGATTTCACCACATCATCAGGGTTGTACTCACCAAAACGGTCAAAATAATTGCTTACCAGCTTACTACGCGTTGCATATTGCTCCGCTCGCTTTGAGCCTGTCCCGAGCAAAGCCCCCTCAGCATCCTGAGTAAGTCCGCGAGTGAAAGCATTTTTCGGCGGGATAACATCAGATGTCATTGGTGTCACGCCCATCGATTCTGATGTGGCAATTTTCTTCGCCACTTCTGGCGCAATATCACCTTTTATAGCCGTTATTCCACGCCCTATTCCCTTTGCTGCTGCGGAAAGAACACCCTGAGCGGCAAGGTTAACTCCGGCATTTTTAGCTGCATTTTGTGCGAAATCACCTTTCTGATTTGCGGCCTCTGCCAGTGATCCAATAGCCATGCTTCCTGCCGTTCCAACTCCTGGAACTAAATACCCGCCAATTGTTTCTCCAGCTTGAGCGTAGGGGTCTGTCGGTCTGTCTACTGGACGATAGACATCATCCAATACTTTTGGCCCACCAAGCCCCTGACTGATTGCATTAATCAGACTTGCGCCACCCTGCAATACGTCAAATGGTATGTTTACCAGACCACGACCAGCCTGTTCTGCAATTTGCCCTGCACTTTGACCACCAGTGAGCCAATCGCCAGCTTGTTGCATCAATGATGGTTCTTCCCGTGTTGGTGCATTATTGTCCTGATTAACTGTTTTTTGCTGAACAGCCTGACCAGCAAAATACTCATCAATGGCGGTGCCAATATCTTCCGTGCTCGTACCATCAGGGAAGGTAAATGTCTTACCGTTTGCAGTTACTTTCATCATTCCACCGTAAATTGAATGCCTGATTTTGAGGTATATGATCCAACCTGATTCCGTGGTTCTCCTGAAGGCGTCGAATCTTGTGCTGGCGCTGCGTCAGTATTCATTGACATATACCGCTTAACGGCACTCCCCAATGATTCACCTTTTTTAACATCCAACCCCAATATCTGACCGCCATTACGCGATTGTCCAGGGTTGCCATTCGCGCTCATCCACTCGGCTTTAAACTCATTAAACTGCGCGTTTCGTCGCTCAAGGTTTGCCATTGCATCAAGCCATCTTGCGACCGTCTCAGGGTTATCCATGTCAGTTGGCGCACCCTGTCGAACGATCTCAACGTCTTTATCCGTTGCTGGGCCGGGAGGTAGGAATTTAAGAACCTGACTGTTAACAAGGGCATTTTGGCGAATGCGCAAATCACGCAATGTCGTATCACTTCCGGTAAGTTTTGCGAACATGTTCTGTGCGTTACCGAACAAACCTGTCGTTGGTTTTTCTGCTCTGAACTGTTGAGCAAGCGCACTCATAGAATTGGCTGAGTTTGATGATGCTGTGGCATTGTTTACAGCCGTCTCGATGCCTTTTTCCATGTTTACTGACAGCTTAGGTGCTTCGCTAATCAACTGCTGAGCCTTTTCCTGCGCTTGCTGCATCTTAAACCCGAACTCTTGCTGATCTAGAGCCAAGCGTTGTGCTGCGATATTGTGCCCAGTCATTGCTGACTGATAGGAAAGGTTTTGCCCTCTCGCCTGAAGCGCCTCGCCAGCCTGATTGCTGCGGATTGTCTCTGCAAGTTTTCCGCGATCAATCTCACGCCCAACGATTCTGTCTTGCGCCTGAAAATATTGTTCTGGACCAAGAGCAGCCATCCCAAGGTGATCAACAAACTCACCAAATCCTGAAGGGTTCTGCTGATACATCTGAGCAACGCTGTTAGGGTCAACACCGACGCGAGTCAGTTCCTTGGCGTTGTTTTGCAGCCATGATTGCATCGCTTCTGGAGATGATGACGCAAGGCGAGCGCCAGCCGCTAATGTGCCGATAGAACTGCGCTGGTCTTCATCAATGAATCCCATGCCTTTACGAACGGATTCAATCTGGTCTGGATATTGAGTAGCCAACTGACGCAAAGCACCGCGATCACCAGACGCATAAGCATTAGCGTATGCCTGCTGAAATTCTTTCTGCCGCTGAGCCTGCTTTTCCTGCTGAAACACCCCCGCAATACCTGAAAGGCCTTGCAAAGCAGTCAGCCCAACATTGTTAGCGCCTGAACGCTCAATATCATTGTTCTGCCTGATAAGCTGAAGCGTATTGCCGATGTCATTTACGCTCGGAGCGTTTGAGTTGACGCCGCCGATACCAGCCAACAATCCGCCGTTTGTTCCTTGCCAAGTAGCCATGATTACCCCTTAAAACAACGAGCCAAGCAATCCGATACCAGCACCAATGCCAGCGCCCCAAGGCGTTGATGTTCCCAAAAGGCTGGCAAGACCTGCACCGGCAATCGCACCAGACGTGCCACCGCTAATTGCAGTCTGAAGACTTGATGGTTTATTGGCATTAGCAGCGGCAAGTGCTGCGCTTTGCTGTGCAATGCTGCTCATGTTGTTGGCGTACGTCTGCCCGGCGTTTGCCTGACCTTGCAGCGCACCAAGCCCAACGTTTGCCAGATTGTTGTAATTGCTCATCTGGTTTGATAACCAAGACTGACCGAGTGTCGGCGCGATCGTAGCCAGTTGATTGCTTGTGGCTGTCGAACCAAGTCCACCCGTCGCCTCCGCAGCAGCAAGACTCTGGTAACGCGCCTGACCTGCAAGGTCTTTATACTGCTGAGAGTTGTAATACTGATTAAGTGCCTGCCCCTGACCTTCTAAACTGGAAAGATTCTGCAACTGGTTAACATACTGCTCCGCAAGAGGCGTGAACGGAGCAAGGTTTTTCATGATCGTCTGCCACTGCTGATTTTGCAGGTCTGCGGCATACTTCTGAGCTTCTGCGGCATACTTTGCACTTTTATCAGAACTGCCACCTTTCCCGCCTTTTTCAGGGCAATAAGGTTCCTCGCCGCGCAGTTTTCTGCCCAGCTTAAATGCATATAACATGGCTATCTCCCGTAATTCAGGAAGTCGATTAGTTCTTCGCGTGTAGCACTGTAAAATGTCACGTCATCCACGCCTTTGAAGTATTTCTTGATGGTTCCTACACGCTTAAGGCCAATCATTGCGCAGTACATCTGCCCGTGGCGGAATTTGCGTGCAGCGAACGATGTGACGCACTGAACGGTGGTGTTAGTCAGAATGTATCGCCAGAACGCCAGCCCGATTTCCTTGCTGAAGCCGCGAATCTCTGGCAGGTACATGGCGTGGCAATCGAATGTCAGCGGCTGAATCTCCTGATAGTAAACAATTCCGCCAAACTGACCGTGCACGTTAACCTCAAAGTAACGGCATTCAGGCTTGTAGTCGTATCCATCACCATTGTTGCTTCCGGCAATAATGTCAGGGTGATTTCCGACTGCTTCGATCAGGTCGATGTTTCGCGTTGGTTTGAACTGAATCATTACTGCTCCGCAATGATTTTGATGGTTGTGGCAGTAAACGCCGCACCATTCGACTGAATGGTTAACGCGCTGCCATTTGTGGCAAGAAAGCCGTCTTTATCCACGCTGAAGAACGTAGCTAACAGGATGTTATCGGTTGTTGTCGCAGAGTTACGACTGCTTACCAGTGTGTCAGGAACAGAACCGGAAAATGTTAGCTGCATTGACCTGTTGGCGGTTCCGCTGGGCCACGTCCCGACGATCGACAGCTTGAAGAACAAGGTTTTGTTCTCGTTGAACACAACCATCTTGTTGTTAACGGTGTCGAAGAATGGTGCCAACGTGCCGGATGACGGCGTGAGAGTTTTCAGTAGGCTAACAAGGTTGGTCGGCGCTGTCGGGATGGTTACAGATACGCCAGAGTAAACAACCTCCGACTTCTTGCGAGTAGTGGCATACTCCAGAGCATCGATGCGCGTTTCATGGTCTGAAACCTGCGACTCCAGCGACTGAACTCTTGTGTCAAGCGACGAAATATCGCTTTCATTCTGAGCTATTCGTGTTTCATGGTCCTGAAGAGTTGATTCTGCCTGGCTGATTCGCTCCTCATGATTAACAAGCGTTGCTTCCGCAGCAGAAATTCGCTGCTCATGGTCAGCGAGAATCACATCCTGCTCATCGTTCCTGACTTGTGCGTCATAAGCGCCCTGTCCGGCCTCGTTGGCCTTGTTAGCCACATTACCAACATCAGTACCCTGTGCAATAACGTACAGCAGATATGACTGCGAGAAGATATTGCGTGGAAGGACTGATGTATCGAGTCGTGTAGCCTGAATGATTACCGGCACATTGAGATTCGAATCCGCCATTACTCAATCCTTATCTGGCAGCCAGACAGAGTGACAGGTGACTTCGTGATAACGCGCAATTTGAAGCCAATGTTTTTCCTGATGCGCCCTACTCGCTTCCACAAAACGCGTTTGTCGTAAACGAACGGTTCATTCTGCTCAATCATCTTTTCACGCCCGTAATTTATGCCGTCAGTGGTTGCAGAGAGAAAAAGGCGGTCAGCGTACTGCGCAACGCCAGTGGATGATTCCACCTCCAGATCGAAGCATCTGGCGTTATCCGCTTTGAACAACGGAGTAAACAGCAGGTGTTCCTGCTGCTTGTCGTACTGGCTGCTGATGTCGAATTGCAATTTCCCGGTCACGGACTCCAGCTTATCGCCGCACGTTATCTGATTGCCTTCATAAATGAAGTCGATAGCGCGGTACACATCGTCATACAGGCCTGTTTTCAACACACACCATTGCGGACCATTGGCGCTTGAAGATGCGTCGTAAACAAGAACATGGCGCGGCAGGTGAATAATCAGCAACTCATGAGCATCAAACCGCAACGATTCCATCACGCCATCAGCCAGTTCATCAGCAGTGTAGGAGCGGAGGATTTTCTCAATGCTCGCGCTGGCGATTGGTGATACCTGACCGGAGCCGATGATGTATACAGACGGTGCACCTGTTGCCGGATTGCTGATGAACGCATAAGAATCAGCGAATGGCGTTTTGCAGTAAGTCCCGGCAATACCTTTCTGCACCATCAGCGATGGCTGTGCGACATACAAAGCAGCACCAACGGTGGTTGCACCAGTCAGGGAGAAATATTCAATCGTCGATGAACCAAAGCAGACGATGAAGTCTCGCCATGTTCCGATGCCGAGGATACCGTCCGGCTGAGACTCGGCACGATATTGTGCGCTGTAACGGTCAGGATGCGATTCGTCTTCAAGATCAGTGATAAACCATGAATCTGTACCGTCTTTTGACCACGCATAACGCCCGCGTAAGCGCGTAATGTCACGAACAGAACCTAACTCATACTGCGTGAATCCGCTGTCTGTAGGCCAGTTTGAGACTGTTTTAACCGTGCCATCATAGCGATACTCGACCAGTTGACCATTAACGCCTACCGCCTGAGATGTTCGACCATGCGCCATTGATACGCGACCACTTCCGGCGACGTCACCGACTTCACTTTCGCCCTTATACAGCTTGCCACCACATACGCGATAAACAGCATTCTGCGCCATGTTGTACTCAACGCCGCGAGATACACCGTTCACATCGGAACGTTTGGCAATGCCCGGGAATGAGCGAAGATATCCGCTGCTGTTGAGGATTTCTTTGGGTGTAGCCAGCATATTCACTGGCAGATAGTCGATATAGTCCGCGTTTCGAAAGTCTTTGCCGACACCTTTCATAAGCGGAAGTTGCTGAATCGGCATTATTCGCTCCCGTTATCGCAAGGTTCCTTTCGCTGGAAGTAATTCCAACCGTTCCACTTCGCCAACTGATTACCGCTACCAACAGGCATACGGTTTGGATAACCGGACTTACATTTAGCGGCTTTTGCTCTGTCCATTGCAGACAGTTTGACGAGTCGCTCTTTCCCGTATCTGGCAGTGGTTATAAGTTTTGCTGACGCTTCCAGCGCATAATCTGGAGCAATGCGGCAGGCAAGGTTGAAAATGACGGCATTGATAGCGTTATTTGATAAACCGTGCTCATCGCCCGGATCCGGAGCAACATCTGCATCAGCAAAAATGTAGCCAACGTTGATACCAGGTGACGCATCACCGCCAAGCCATTCAGCCATCATCATTTCAAGGTCGTTGACGCCGTCTTCCATAGACTGCGGTTCGACATCGGTTAACGTGGCATTTGATGCCACACCGAGCTTACGTAATGCCGCAAGAACTAAATCACCCTTCGTTGTCAGGTTCATCTGCTGCCGCCTTAGGTTTTCTACCAGGCTTTTTACGCTGTTTTTCTTCTGGCTCTGTCTCTGGCTCTGGCTCTGGCTCTGGCTCTGGCTCTGGCTCTGGCTCTGGCTCTGGCTCTGGCTCTGGCTCTGCAACATCCTTCAGAAGATCATCAGGATGTGCAAACCAGCCAGCATCCAGATATTCCTGAAGCTCTTCGGCTTTCACGATTTCAAAGTCGTATCCAACGCCTTTCCATTTCTTCATGTCGCCATGACGAAAGATCATGTGTGTCATGCTTGTCTCCAGATAAAAAAGGGAGCCGAAGCTCCCTCTGGTTATCACGCGGTCTGGTTAGGCAGACCAACACCAATTGCCTCTGGTCGTACAGCACATGCTGAATACCACACAGCAATACGGCACTTACCAGACAGAGTGTTGATATCACCCTGCGTTGCGAAGATGCCGTTAACACCAATACCAGGAATGCTGAAGGAAGACGTTTTCATGCCAGCAAACAGTTCATGGGTTACCGGGATCGGCTGAGACAGCAGACGGATTGAGTCATCAGCCCAGAACACGTTAGCGGTGGTTGTTGCCACGTTCAGAACGTTTACCGGAGTGGTATCAGCAAGAGAGGTGTTTACGTTAGCGTAAGCCTTCTCTTCTTTTGTCAGTGACGCGTCATCAAGCGCAATCGGCTTCGGCGTGATTTCGATGTGAGTACCATCGATCACACGGGTGATTGAGAAAGTAGCATCATCAGTCAGCACGTTCTTCGCCATCTGAGACAGGAATTTCACACCAGTGAAGCTGATTTTGTCGCCGCGCTTAAATCCGGTGGTGGAGGATACGGTCACCGTTGCAACACGGTTGTCGACGTTCTCTTTGTTACCATCGGTATCAAGAGTGTATGCCTGCGGCTTAAACTTCTGCGCACCAGAAACAGTTACACCAGTAGCGGTTGACTTGGTAACTGCCGGAAGTTTCGGTGAGCGAAGAATTTCATCAAAGCCAGCAATCTGACGCTGAATAGTACCGTTGCGATACGCTTCTTCATGAACGCGCCCGAAGATGTCACCATCTACAAGATTGCGGCCTGCTTTGCGGTAATCGTCAGGGTTCAGGAAGTAACTGATACCCATGTCGCGGTTGAGTTCGCGGGAGAACATCAGTCGCTCTGCATCAGACACAAAATCCCAGCCAGACAGGCCAGTAGATGGACCAATTGCGCGGGTATCGTGAACAACAAGCGAGCCCATTTCAGTTGCCTGTTTGGCAATCGCTGACTCAATGTTATTCGCCAGTTTTTTGGCGGATGCCTGGATGCGGCGACGGTAAGAACGCTCATCACGCAGGTCATCTGCACGAAGCTCGAAGAAATCGTTATCCGGATCGCCCATGTTGCATTTCACGGACAGCTCCAGAATCCCGGTTGCGTTGCCAGTTAAATCCCAGCCAGTCTGAGTTGGCGCTTCCTGCTCAACAGGCATCCACACGGTGTTGCTTGAACGTTGCATGGATTCTGCCGGAGGGGTGTATTTTGTCACTTTGGATGCCATTGGCGTCAGGTTCTGGACGGTTTCGATGATTTCATCCAGAGCATACGTGACCAGTTGACCTTCATTTAATGCCATTATCGAATTCCTTTATTCAGTTGCGCCTTGAGCTTGCGGTACGTCTCTACATCCCCTTTGTTTGCTGCCGCTTCCATCTGCTTTTCAATCGCAGAGATATTTGCAGCAACAGCGTGCCCCTGAATGGGTTCATCAGGTAACGGGGCTTCTGAAACAGGCTTGGCTCGAGGCTTGAGAGTTAAACGTTCTGACAGTCGAGTGAGTTCAATCAGCGCGGATTGCCCGTCCATCGCCAGCAACTGGCGTGTTTTCTCAGGATTAGCACCAAGGTGATACATGAGTGCAGCGGATTTCTCCGGGAAGAGGCGCATGATGTCGGCGCCGACTGCTGGCGGCACCAGTTGCATGAATGCATCCTCTTTCTCCTGATAGTCAGGGATATTGAGCTTTTCCGCTGCGTCGTAGTGCTTACGGGCTGCCTCGACGTATTGCGCTGATTGCTGGGTGAACTCCTGAGTTTTGCGACCCTGCTCGGCGACAGCCTGGCTTCGTGCGTCCATAGCCTTGATCTGCCATTCACTGTTTGCCTGCTGGAAGGCAGCCAGTGCGCGGCTCTGGTCATAGTCGTACTTAGCCAGTGCATCTTCGGAAAGATAATCGTTAGGGTCTGGTTGTTTTGGTAACTCAGGGTTCACCCGCAGGTGCTCCGGCAACTCTCCACGCTTAACCGCTTCCATCTGCTGCTCAAGCTCACGCTGGCGTTTGCGTTCGATGCGGCGACGGGCAAATTCAGCATTAGTTGCCGGGTCTTGTTTTGGTTTCTCATCGTCTTTCAGGACAATCTCAAAGCCTTCTTCCTGACCTGCGCTGTCGTTGGCATTATCGACAACTAAGCCATCAGCAGATGCCGCTGCATGATTGCCGGGCAGGGTTAATTCTTCAGAAGCCTGAATGTCGGTGGTTTGGTCCATGATTAACTCTCTCTTATTGAGGTGTCTCGGCTACTCCGCCGGAGGGGATTTGAACTTGACGCATAAGATTCGCGAAATCCATGCGTTGTGAATGAGTCTGGTCTGCATCTTTAAGAAGCAGCTCAGCGTTAGCACGAGCATCTTTGCTGCGCTGTTGCTGGAATTGACCTACGAGCTTGAGGTACTCACGCAGTTCTGCCTGCTTGTCGAGGTCCATATTGTTGAAGATCTCTGCGATCTTCGCGGCGTTGAGTTGGTTTTGGGCTTCAACCTTGGCGGCTTCAACCTGAATCTGCGCCTGTTGGTTCTCTGCCTTGAGCAATTCAGCCTGACCTTGCAGAAGGATACCCTGCGCCTGAATTTGCTCTGCTGATGGCTGCTGCGGCTGTTGTTGTGCCTGCTGCACCATCTCCATCTCTTCAGGTGTTTCTGGTTTCTTCAGCCCCATCATCACCAGTTGCTTGTTCGCGTACTCTCGCATCATCTCGACGCCTTTACCGTCAAGCATCGTGAAGTATTGCAGCATCAGCATCTGGAACTCTGGAGTGCCTTGCGGAACCTTGGTGAGCAACTCCTGAATCTCTGCGCGGTTCTGTTCCTTCATACTCTGGAAGGATGGTCCGACGTCTGTATAGCACTCATAGCGACCGCGAATGTCGTTGAGTGTGACCACATTGCCGGACTGGTAATCGACAACTTGCGCATAGAGTTGAACGTCTTTCTCGCTTCCATCTTCAAGTGTCAGCGTTACATGACGAGGAACGTCATAAATATCGTTGACCATTGAGGCATAAATCTCGCCATCACGTCGCATTGCGGTAGCCAGGTTATCCTGAAACACGTATGTCTCAAGGTCTGCCCGCATGTTCAGTTGATTGACGGTATCGAAAGCGACCTGAGAGTTTGCTGCCTGCGCATCCACACCAAGACTAGCCACCTCTTTCACTGCGTTGGTGGCAGCCTCAAGCATATAAGCGTTGGCTTGCGGCACTTCAGGGTTTTCCATGTAGGAGATTGGACCAATCGGCAGGTCGTTACCGTTTTCATCGGTCCTGTTCTGCAGATAGTACGGATAGTCATCATTTCCACCGTACATGTATTCGTAGCCTTCGATTTGCTCAGGGAAGAAGGTCGGTTTCTTCTTCGGTGAGCGAGCAACAATATCGGCGTTGAATGACATGATCATGTTACGAAGGCGTTGACCGTCTTTCGTCAGCCTTACCACTCCTTCGTAGCACTCCTTGTCACCAGCGAATGACCATTCGCCATACACTGGAACGATTGGAATATGCTCTCCAGCTATCTTCTCGCGGTCTTTCAGTATCTGCGTGCAGGTGATGATCGACTTATACACACGCCGACGCTTCACCTTGCGCTCTGCTACCTTAATGAATCCACGATTAGCCAGGTCGTCGATGACGTCTTTGATATCCTGCTGGTAATAGCTGACCGGCTCACCTGTCAGCGGGTCGCGGTAGATGAAGACCTTCTCCTTCTTCTCTTCTACCTCGTAATACTCAGCGACATAGACGACATCATTCGATACCCACGGGAACAGCCATGTATCGTTCGGATTCTGGAAAGATGGCAAGGTGTCCGGATCAATACCGTAATCCTCTGCGAACTCTTTCCAGCCATTGCGCGACAAGGCGTTAATCACCGTGCAGTGCTTAGCGTCGCTCTTATCCATCTGCTTGCTGTTGGCGTCCCATATGACGTGTGAGCAGGCTTCATGAATTGGCAGGCGTCGAATTACCTGATTGTTGCTTGTTGGGTCGTTGTCTTCGTACTGGGTGACCAGACGCCATGCACCAACGCCGGACTCTATCTGCTCACGAACGCCAACGTTAACGGCAATCTTTGCCGTGTTATGGCGCATATCAGTACGATACATCCCCATCAACACATCGGCTGCATCAGGATTAGCGCCGTCTTTTGGTCTGAATAGAACGTCGATAGGGTTCCGGCGCATCTCTGCGACCAGTTTCCTGACCACCGGGCGAACAACATCGAATTGTCCGCGATATTGCAGGGTGGTGTAGTTTGATAGCCAGTCATCCCATTGCGACACTCGGCTAAAATACAGGTCATTTGTTGCCTCGGTTCTGGCTTCATCGCTCGCCATCCAGTCCGCGTCAAACTTACACAGAATGGAATTGAGTCTGTTTTCGTCGGCCATTTAAGTTCTCCGTGCGATGGGCCTGATTGGGGCTGGTATCTTTTTCTCTTTTGGTTTTTTGATGTCGCGCATCATTTTGGCGAAGCGGCGCATCATGTATGCATAGCGAACGGCTGAGAGAACGTCGTCGTTAAGCTTGACGATCTTCCCGTTTTCATCACGGTGATAGAGGCGGAACTCCTCAAAGAATGGCTCACAGGTGTTGAATACTTTGAAGCGACCATCGAGCATCATGTCGCGCAATTCAGTGATGCCAGGCTCAACAGCATTACCGCCATCAGGCCATGTCGCATGCTCCTGTAACATCATAAATCCAGCGTCTGCATACTGCCCTTTGAGCTGCTCACCGCCGCCCTTCTCATGCTGGTTTCCGTCATGAGGCCATGCGGTTGGCACTTTATGCGCCCATGATTTAACGGCTCCCCATGCCTGAACGGCTGTCTTTTCTTTCGCCTTCCACACGCGTGAAACGTAGATTGTGTCTGCGTCCTTATCCCACCAAAGCTGAACCTGCGCCTGCGGGTGATCCCATCCGAAATCCATCCCGCCAATTACGTAGAAGTGATCAGGACACTCGAACGGCTGACACTTAATCGTTTCTTCCGGTATCTGGAAGATTCGACCACTACCCATCGTAGGAATACCGCGAGCACGCGCCTCTCTCTCATGCTCAGGATAGGATGCGATGATTTGCTCTTTCTGCTCGTCGGTGTAGTGCTCAGCGTCATAGATGGTCATGTTGACCACTTTCTGCGACTTGCTGGGATTCTTCAGGAACTTGGTAACAACGTCAGACATCCCCATCAGCGGGGTAAACGTCAGAATTGAGAATTGACCGTATTTGTTGGTACGGGTAAGACCTTCGCCATAAATGCTGTATGGTGGCTCTTCGTCAAACCACACACCGTGGATTGTGTCACCCTGCCAGCGAGCGCGGCCTTGCGAGTATGGTTTGAAGTAGCAGATTGAAATGCCATCTTCAACGCCATCAGCCGTGTGATGCTTAACCAGAAGATGATCAACAAGGTTCGGAAAGAAAGGAGACTTCTTCCAGCTAATGATGTCCTCTTTCGGTATTGAACCGTAGCCCGGCTCATCATTCTCTTCAATACGACCGCACAGGATGCGTTGAGTCGTTTTGGTTACAGTCTCGTTTGTCTCGCCGCCAATCCAGAAGACAACAGGCTCATAGAAACGCTTACCTTTCCACTCACCGCCATATTTACCATCAGCAGGATAGCCTTTTGTGCCAGGATAACGCCCTGTAAGGTGAAACGCGACTTCAGCAGCACCAGTAAATGACTTACCAAGCTGGTTACCAGCCATAAAACAGCGCTCTGGATAGTCATGACCGGCGTCGATGAACTCACGCTGTTTGCTGTATGGCGTAAATTCATATAGCAGGTGTGTGTTACGATAGTTCTCTTCTTCTTCGAGTAGCTCGAGCAATTCTATTTGCTCTTCGTCGCTCAGGTTATCAAGAATCGCGTCCAGTTCCACGGTTGAATAGCTCCTTGATACGAGAGCGCCGCTTATCGCGATCTCCCTTATCAGGTGTCACGTCTTCAACTTGCGACTGCTCTTTGAGGCCCAAATCACGGGCGATGATGTTAGCGTTGAGAAGGTCAGCGGCTGCGCCAGAGAATTTCTGGTCGTAGATGATGTCTTCCGCTCGTGATGTGACGTCAGAAAAACCTTCCATTGACCGGAAGGTTCCCCATGTTTGTCTGGTGATATCAAGGAAGGTACACAATCCTGAAATAGTCATGGCTCGCATCTTAGGGACATTAGCCTTAATTATTTCTCCCTGATATGAAAATACCTTACCCTCCCATAGCGGGTTATCATCAGCCCACTCGAAGTATTCACAACAAGCAGCCCACAGCGCCTCAGGCGATTCGAATTTAGGGTTTCGCCCATGACTACTGCGGGCCTCCCAAAATCGGTTGCCCTTTGGTGCTGCCATATTCATCTCACTTATTTGTTATTTCAGGCTGATGACTCTTTCGCGCTTTCAATCAGTGACTGCTTCAGCAATTCGAGTGTTCCAATCTCCTCGCATAAACTGATTTCACCATCGTAATCATGAATGACGCTTTCCAGTCGCTCGTATAGCTCTTGAGTAATTGGGAATTTCTTCTCCTTACCCAAATTGATTACGCGGCTCACATCATGCTCCGGTAGTGAACAGGTCTAACGCTTCCTTAGATTTACGCACCGCTTCGATAGTGCGGGTCGTGATATCCGAATTAGCGCCGCCTGACTGGAAGTGAATTTTGAATAGCTCAAGCTTCAGCTCGTCAGTGCCAATAAACTGAAATGCTTCTTCTGCGGCTGCGTTCTGGTTCATGACCAGTTTATAAATCTCTAACTGGAATTTCTGTTCTTCAGTCATGGGAATAATCTCTGCCATTGTTGGCTCCGTTTATCCGTTAAAAGGGATATCAGTTAAGTTATCCCGTGTAGGGTATAAGCCATTGTCGAGACCACTCATTGAATGGCCTCTGCAATAACCGATGTCTTTCCATCAGTCCGCCACCACAAAGAATCTTTTTTGCCATAAGGCAGGAGGTTCATCTTTCAGTGGCTGCCAGTGTTATTTTCCCACTTTCTGGCTTGGGTTGTTTCGCTGTACTGCCGTAACTGGTTACCCAGAATAAATTCCGGTTTCATTATCAAGCCCACCCGTAGATGGGCTTTGTAATGAACTGGCTCTTATCTCAACGCAGCCCCTTACCGCGCGCCAGATGCTCAACTTCAAGCATCAGCAATGAGATGTTTAATCTGGATTCACTCCAGAAGTGATCACCACCCTGTCTACAGAGCCAGATGTGAAGGATGATGAGTAAAATTATCGCTATCATCGAAGGCATTGCGTCCTGATGTATTCCTGCAAGTAGTTAACCTGCGCGGTTATCCTGTCGATTCCACTTCGGAGACGGTAATAATTGAGTTCAGCATCTGCTGTAAGTCCTGGGCTTTCTCCATCGCCCATGCTGCTGGCTCCGGTCGTTGACTTTGCACAGGTGGCGGCGACTTGCAGGCGCTTACGACCAGCAGAAACATCAGCACGGAGACTTTCGATAGTCGCGTTAGCATCAGCAAGTTCCTTTGTATATCTTGCGTCGAGTTCTGCTACATCACGTTGACGCTTCTGCATATCAGCGATGATGGATGTGGCTTTATCGCGCTGTTCTTTGTAGGCGATGGCGTTATCACGGTAATGATTAACAGCCCATGACAGGCAGACGATGATGCAGATAACCAGAGCAGAGATAATCGCGGTGACTCTGCTCATACCTCAATCTCTCTGACCGTTCCGCCAGCCTCTTTGAATTTTGCAATCAGGTTGTCAGCCTTATGCTCGAACTGACCATAACCAGCGCCCGGCAGTGAAGCCCAGATATTGCTGCAACGGTCGATTGCCTGACGAATATCACCGCGGTCAATCATCGGTAAAGCGCCACGCTCTTTAATCTGCTGCAATGCCACTGCGTCCTGGCTTTTGGGAGAGAAGTCTTTCAGGCCAAGTTGCTTGCGGTAGGCATCCCACCAACGTGAAAGAAGCTGGTAACGTCCGGCGGCTGTTGATTTGAGCTTTGGGTTTAGCGTGACAAGTTTGCGAGGGTGATCGGAGTAATCAGTGAATAGCTCTCCGCCAACAATGACGTCATAACCATGATTTCTGGTTTTCTGACGTCCGTTATCAGTTCCCTCTGACCACGCCAGCATATCGAGGAACGCCTTACGTTGATTATTGATTTCCACCATCTTCTACTCCGGCTTTTTTAGCAGCGAAGCGTTTGATAAGCGAACCAATCGAGTCAGTACCGATGTAGCCGATGAACACGCTCGTTATATAAGCGAGATTGCTACTTAGTCCGGCGAAGTCGAGAAGGTCACGAATGAACCAGGCGATAATGGCGCACATCGTTGCGTCGATTACTGTTTTTGTAAACGCACCGCCATTATATCTGCCGCGAAGGTACGCCATTGCAAACGCAAGGATTGCCCCGATGCCTTGTTCCTTTGCCGCGAGAATGGCGGCTAACAGGTCATGTTTTTCTGGCATCTTCATGTCTTACCCCCAATAAGGGGATTTGCTCTATTTAATTAGGAATATGGTCGGTTACTGATAGAACAAATCCAGGCTACTGTGTTTAGTAATCAGATTTGTTCGTGACCGATATGCACGGGCAAAACGGCAGGAGGTTGTTAGCGCAACCCCTTGCCACCCGCTTTCACGAAGATCATGTGTAGAAGGCCGCAGCGTAACTATCACTGATGAATTCAGAATAGCCAGTGGCTACGGCTCAGTTATGGTGCTGGTTAACGGACTTGAACCGCTACCCATTCGCTTACAAGGCGACTGCTCTACCATTAGAGCTAAACCAGCATGTTTGGCGGGACAGCGTGGACTCGAACCACGATAAGAAGGTTAACAGCCTTCCGTAATGACCTTTATACGACTGACCCAAATAAAAAATCCCGAAACCGTTATGCAGGCTCCTATTACCTGCGAACTGTTTCGGGATTGCATTTGCAGACCTCTCAGCCTGCGATGGTTGGAGTTCCAGACGATACGTCGAAGTGACCAACTAGGCGGAATCGGTAGTAAGCGCCGCCTCTTTTTATCTCACTACCACAACGAGCGAATTAACCCATCGTTGGGTCAAATTTACCCAACTTTATTCAAAAAGTCAATATCATGCCGTTAATATGTTGCCATCCGTGGCAATCATGCTGCTAACGTGTGACCGCATTCAAAATGTTGTCTGCGATTGACTCTTCTTTGTGGCATTGCACCACCAGAGCGTCATACAGCGGCTTAACAGTGCGTGACCAGGTGGGTTGAGTAAGGTTTGGGATTAGCATCGTTACAGCGCGATATGCGGCGCTTGCTGGCATTCTTGAATAGCCGACACCTTTGCATCTTCCGCATTCTTTCTCAACAACTCTCCCCCACAGCTCTGTTTTTGATATATCAACCGCACGGCCTGTACCGTGACAATCTCTGCATCTTGCGCCCGGCGTCGCGGCACTACGGCAATAATCCGCATAAGCGAATGTTGCGAGCACTTGCAGTACCTTTGCCTTAGTATTTCCTTCAAGCTTTGCCACACCACGGTATTTCCCCGATACCTTGTGTGCAAATTGCATCAGATAGTTGATAGCCTTTTGTTTGTCGTTCTGGCTGAGTTCGTGCTTACCACAGAATGCAGCCATTCCGAATCCGGCTTGTGATTGCGCCATCCCCATAGCAGCCATCACATCAGTACCGGAAAGAGAGTCAGAAGCCGTGGCCCGTGGTGAGTCACTCATCATCGGGCTTTTTGGCGAATGAAATTTAGCTACGCTTTCGAGTCTCATGCGCCTTCTCCCTGTACCTGAATCAATGTGAGGTTTCCGCAGAACACTGCGCCGGTATCGATATACATCTGGTTGGCAAATTTGAGCGGTTTCACTGCTGGCGTATGACCAAAGATGAACGTGTCCGCTCCTTTGATTTCTTTCACGATCCCGTCTTGTGAGTTGCTGATTCGTTCGCGGTTCCAGATTACCTGCTGATGATCAACTGGCTTTCCGAACTCGTATTCATCACAAGGATAATCGGCGTGGCAGATGATATATTTTTTATCTTTGCTCACCAGTTCGATGATTAACGGAAGTTCATCTGCTTTATGGGCAAGAGCTTTAGCCAGAATTTCTTTGTCGTAATCGAGATTAAAGAACCAGCCACCGCCATTAAGCAGCCAGTGATTGACGTTTCCACGCTCTGATAAGCCATCAATCATCATTTGCTCATGGTTTCCACGTACAGCTCTGAACCAGGGGAATGTGATTAATTCCAGGCATTCGACGTTCTCTGTACCGCGATCAACCAAATCGCCAACCGAGATAAGCAGGTCTTTTTTGGTGTCGAATCCTATCGTCTCCAGTTTTTTCATCAGGTTCGTGTAGCATCCGTGCAGATCGCCAACTACCCAAATATTTCGGTATTTGCTGCCATCAATTCTTTCGTAATAGCGCATCTCTTTCACTCCATCCGCGATGAACCATGAGAACGTCGTTGACGATGGCGTGCATTTTCCCGTCTTTATCATCAACGTATTTTCTGACCGTACCGCGACTACATTTCAGTCTGCGTGCTACTTCTGTCTGGTTTCCGTATGCTTCAACGAGCATGTCTGGAATGGTTTTTACTGAGAACGTCATGCGGCCTCACTTCTGCTATTTCGCAGGTCTTTGAGTTTCTGTTGGTACTCTGCCTTGATCGCCTTGCACTCTTCGATAGTCCAGCGATGGCGGTTATGGTTTGATTCGATTTCGTCTACTGCTTCCTGCCCGATTCGGTTAATAAGTTCGACGCGATACGGAACGAGATTTCCGCTTTTATGCTGGTTGCACACCACGCATTGCTTGTGAATATTGCGTTCATCAAATCGGAGTTGAGGTGCCGCAGAAGTTGTCCGGTAATGTCCGGCATCCCACTGAGCAGACGTGAGCGTTCCGCACGAGATACATGGTAAGTCGCGGTCTCTTTCTCTGATGAAGGCGTTTACGGCTTGTTGGGCTTGTTTAATCCAGTAACTGCGGGGCTTTAAGGCGAGTTTTCGAATCTTCAGTTTATCTTTCTGTTTCTGCTCCTCTCGTCGTAGTTTCTTCTCTGCTGCTTTTTCCGCTTTTTCGCGTTCTTTACTTCGTCGTTCGAGTGCTATCTTTGTTCCACAAATCTCATTACACCAATATTGATTTTGATATTTTGGTATAAACCATTCATTGCAACATTTACATTTCCTTCGATAGATTCGCATAAGTGCTCCTTTCGTTGCCGGAAAAATCACCGTAATACTTATCTCGGGCTTCTTCAGCAACTAGTACCGCTAACTCCAGATCATCAAAGCATCCGAAGTGTTTACTCTTGCCATGGAAACCTAGCCTAACATTCCATTTTTTCTGTCGTTTGTGCCAAGTAACTCCTCTGCAACCTGATTTGCTATTCTTTCGGATCCTTATATTTCTTGAATTTTCTATTGGCAGGCATTCTCTTAAATTTTCTGGCCTATTGTCGGTCCTAATTCCATTAACGTGGTCAATTTGACCAGCAGGCCAACGATTATGAGTTATGTAAAAAACTAAGACGTGAGTTTTATATCTACGCCCATCTATCATGATCATTGAATAACCGTTGGAATCAAAAGTTCCAGCAACACTATTTAATGCTATCCTTCCCTGAGTGGGAACTTTCCATCTAAATACCCCGGTAGATTTATCGAAACTTAGTAACTCAAATATCCTTTTAACAGTTAAATCTTCTCTTTTACGGTTACATCGTCTTCGCGCTGGTTTAGCCATCGTCTTCTTCCTCGTGCATCGAGCTATTCGGATCGCTCATCAGTTCTGCGCAGCAATCGGAGCACACGTGAACTTCCAGCACATGCAGCTTCTTACCGCAGTTAGCGCACGTTAAAGCCCGCTCGACGCTTTCTTTCTGGTATTGAAGGGATTGGGATGGGCTAAGCATTATTGGCGTCCTGCATCATGAGAAAGACAATCATGGCAGCGCGGAGTGGGTTATTGTCTATGGTAATAAATTCACAAAATCTATCCGCCTCCCACCAATATTCATTCTTCATTCCATGATTATTTCTTTCGTATGCACATATGCTGATCTGATGTTTTGCGATTACAGGCCATGCAGCTCTCGGATCATTGCAGTAGTCAGGTAAAGGGTTTAATGGCTCAAGACTTGTATCAGCATTTCCGTAATACCATTTATTGGTATTATTCCCTGATGTTTCAGGCTTACATGCCCAAAGGCCCTTAAAAATTATGTCTCCTACCATTCTGTTAATTTCAAAATCACTTAACTGTGAATAATCCATTGTCATTTCCTCGCACGATATCTTAGCCACCGGATATCCCACAGGTGAGCCGTGTAATTGAAGGTTTTTACGTCAGATTCTTTTGGGATTGGCTTGCGTTTATTTCTGGAGCGTTTCGTTGGAAGGTATTTGCAGTTTTCGCAGATGATGTCGGTGAAACTTCGTCGCTGTCGTCTCATGCCGCCCTCCCTTTTCGTTGTGACCATTCATACTCTCGCCGGGAGTCATCACTCCACCGCACGTTGCGCTCTGAGCCGAACCAAAACATGATTTCGATAAGCTCAGTCATGCTGGCCTTTCGCATTTTGCTGGTACGCACGCCAAGCATGACAACGCCACCGTCGATACCAGGAACACTTCGTTGCTCCAGTTTTTTGGTCTTAAGCCACAGGGCAGTGAACAGGTCTTTCCAGTCTTCCGGTGCCAGCCGTTGACCATGCCATAGCACCTGACGCGAAACATCGTTCAGCATCGGCCACATACGGTCATTCTGCGCTTTGCTGCGTTTTGGTTCTTTAAGGTGGACTTCGTGGGGTGACTTGTCGTCGATGGGAAGTGAGAGTATTGCGTCTATGGCGTTATTTCTGATTGCTTCGTTGCGAAGCATGTATATTTGCTTCATCGAAATTCTTCTCTTTAATTCCAGCAGCTCTGATAGCTTTCATCACTGCAATTACCGTTTTGTCCTTCCCATCCTCATGCCCCATCGCATAAGCACCTTCTTCACCATCTTTCCAAAAGTCGTCATTCGATTCGGGCCAGTCGATATCCAGTTCAATAGCTGCTCGCGATGCCTGCCATGCCTCCCATGCAATCTCGACCTTGATGTGCATAATCTTCATCACGTCACTTGAAACGTGATATTTGTTTTTAAACCATTCTTCAAACTGCTTTCTTGATTCGTCCATATTCCTCTCCATCACCGCTTGAACCAGGTGAAATTAGTAAACTGTGACATGCTTATGCCCATCAGACGCTTAAGCACCCTGTCTCGCGGGCTTCTCTTTGGCTTAGGCCTGCGATTGTATCGCTCTATAATCGGAAGTCTTGAGGCTTTCCAGTAGCGATAATGCCGTGCGCCTGACTCTTCCAGGTCTGCATTAATCAATTGAGCCAATGTACTCATCATTCCTCTCCAACAGCGTGCTGGGTTGTTAGTTAAGTGGCGTAAACGTGTAATCTTCATCGTTACCTCAACTCACAAAACGCCACGCCATTTTTGCTACAGCGACAGGCGCAACACCGATAATCACCCACATGAGAATGCTACCGAAAAGCACACCCACCATGTCTTTACCTTCACCTACCAACCGGATAAAACTGCTGGCCACCACAATGAACGTCGCCACCATCCACATAGCACCGAGAATCCTCAATGCAGAGAAAACCAACTCAGCCACGATTTACTCTCCCCCAAATAAAAAGGCCTGCGATTACCAGCAGGCCTGTTATTAGCTCAGTGATGTAGATGGTCATCTTTTAACTCCATATACCGCCAATACCCGTTTCATCGCGGCACTCTGGCGACACTCCTTAAAAATCAGGTTCGTGCTCATCTTTCCTTCCCGTTCTTCCCTGGTAGCAAACCGGTAATACACCGTTCGCCAGACCTTACCTTCGATAACCAGAAGACCTGCCCGTGCCATTTTAGCCGCGGCCTGATTTATGCTGGTTACTGTTGCGCCTGTTAGCGCGGCAACGTCCGGCGCACAGAAGCTATTATGCGTCCCCAGGTAATGAATAATTGCCTCTTTGCCCGTCATACACTTGCTCCTTTCAGTCCGAACTTAGCTTTGATTTCTGCGATCTTCGCCAGAGCCTGTGCACGATTTAGAGGTCTACCGCCCATGACAGGAAGTTGTTTTACTGGTTCAGGGATCGCCTCACCACGGTTAATTCTCGCAGTCATATGGACAAGCTCATCTGCGGCCTTACGGCGTAATTCCGCATCAGTAAGCGCATTGGCCCGCATGTTCTGATACAGGTTGGTAACCAGCCAGTAGTGCGCGTTTGATTTCCACGGATAAGACTCCGCATCCGGATACAGGCCTCGCTTCCGGCAATACTCGTAAACCATATCAACCAGCTCGCTGACGTTTGGCAGTCCGGCGATAACGGATGCTTCTTCCCGGCACCATGCAACAAACTGCCCGGGTGATGGCAGAAATGGTCGATTCTGCCGACGGGCTACGCGCATTCCTGCGTTAACCTGTTCCATTGTGGTGATCCCGTTTTCCCGGAAAGCCAGCACCCACTGGCGGCGGATTTCGTTCAGTTCGTTCTGGTCCCGGTTAGCCAGGCTCGCCGGGAAAGTTGCCAGTAACTGGCTGAACACACCATTGATGATCTGCGCTACCTGTTGTACCTGCGGCTTTTCGTCGTACTGTTCCGGCATGTTGTTGGCGATCCGACGCATCTGCTCACGGTCAAAGTTAACCATCTGTGCGGCGATGTTTTTCATAAATCCACCCCGTAAATCCAGTCAGTGTTTGTCAGGTCGAGTTTTGGTTTGCTGGCTGTCACGCCTGCCTGTTGCTTGTTACGGTTGATTTCGAGCTGGGTCCACTTGTCGCGGAGTTTGGCCGGACTCAGCACGTTACCGGACCAGAAGTTGTCCTGGCAGGCCCAGCGGAAAAGCACACACATATCGCGGTGGTTACGTCCGTCACGTTCACGCATCAGGCGGATATCGTTAGCCCACCCAGCAAAATTCGGTTTTCTGGCTGATGGCGCGATGGTCTTCACCATGTCAAACATCCACTCTGCGGCGGTCAGGTCTTCTGCTGTTCCCCACTTGCTGCCGCTCTGAATTGCAGCATCCGGTTTAACCACAGAAAGATCGTTTTCTGGCTGGTCAGAGGATTCGCCAGAATTCTCGGACGAATAATCTTTTCTTTTTTCTTTTGTAATAGTGTCTTTTGTGTCCCCCTGTTTTGAGGGATAGCAATCCCCCAATTTGAGGGATGTTTTATCCCTCGTTTTAGGGGATTTTCCCTCGTTTTGAGGGATACACCATTCTGAGATGTTTTTATTTGGTCCAAACATGCCGCCTTGCTGCTTGATAATATTCATTCTGACGAGTTCTAACTTGGCTTCATTGCACCGTTTGACAGGTAACTTTGTAATCTCGCTAAGTTGAGAATCGGTGATTCTGTCCATTGGTTTATTCCACCCATAGGTTTTACGCAGAATGGCAAGCAGCACTTTAAACTGTCGCTTGGTCAGATCTGCGCCCGAATAAGCCTCAAGCAGCATATTTGATAGTCTGGCGTAACCATCATCGAGATCTGCCACATTACGCTCCTGTCCGGCAAAGTTACCTCTGCCGAAGTTGAGTATTTTTGCTGTATTTGTCATAATGACTCCTGTTGATAGATCCAGTAATGACCTCAGAACTCCATCTGGATTTGTTCAGAACGCTCGGTTGCCGCCGGGCGTTTTTTATTGGTGAGAATCGCAGCAACTTGTCGCGCCAATCGAGCCATGTCGTCGTCAACGACCCCCCATTCAAGAACAGCAAGCAGCATTGAGAACTTTGGAATCCAGTCTCTCTTCCACCTGCTTATCTGCGACTTATCAACTCCCACAGCTTCCGCTGTCTTCTCAGTTCCAAGCATTGCGATTTTGTTAAGCAACGCACTCTCGATTCGTAGAGCCTCGTTGCGTTTGTTTGCACGAACCATATGTAAGTATTTCCTTAGATAACAATTGATTGAATGTATGCAAATAAATGCATACACCATAGGTGTGGTTTAATTTGATGCCCTTTTTCAGGGCTGGAATGTGTAAGAGCGGGAATGTCTTAAGCGGCTTTGTGTTCCGGAGGGAACACGTCATCAAGACTGACTTTTGCGCCTAACTTGTTTAGGCATGCAACAAGAGCGCGGCATGTTTTAAGGTCTGGGAAGCGACGACCAGATTCCCAATGCCCAATAGCTCCCTGTGTGCATCCAACCGCCTTAGCAAGTGTTGTTTGAGAGATATTCAGTGACTCTCGATATTTTCGTAGGTTGCTCATATGCCCTCCATAGTAACCATGAGACAATAATACGATATGTACTTTTGGAATGCAAACAAAAAATACATCTTGTGCATGGATGGTTTTAGTACAGAGCGTAATAATAAGGATATGAAAATGAAATGGTATGAACTGGCTAGATCCAGAATGAAAGAGCTCGGCATAACTCAAGAGAAGTTGGCTGAAGAGCTTGGTATGACGCAGGGTGGAATTGGTCACTGGTTGCGCGGATCTCGTCATCCATCTCTTGACGAGATTGGTGTGGTGTTTAAATACCTTGGTATTGATAACGTCTCATTCAACCACGACGGTACATTTTCACCTGTTGGCGAATACTCATCTGCCCCCGTTAAAAAACAATATGAGTACCCTGTTTTTTCTCATGTTCAGGCCGGGATGTTCTCGCCTGAGCTTAGAACCTTTACCAAAGGTGATGCGGAGAGATGGGTCAGCACAACCAAAAAAGCCAGTGATTGTGCGTTTTGGCTTGAAGTTGAAGGTAATTCCATGACCGCGCCAACAGGATCGAAGCCAAGCTTTCCTGACGGGATGTTAATTCTCGTTGACCCCGAGCAGGCTGTTGAGCCAGGTGATTTCTGCATAGCCAGACTTGGTGGTGACGAGTTTACCTTCAAGAAACTGATCAGGGATAGCGGTCAGGTGTTCCTACAGCCACTAAACCCGCAATATCCAATGATTCCATGCAATGATAGCTGTTCCGTAGTAGGGAAAGTTATCGCCAGCCAGTGGCCTGAAGAGACATTTAGTTAACAGCCTCACCACTCTAAAACACACAACAATAACCCGACCTTAGCGTCGGGTTTTCTTTTTCCAAAATATAAACCCATTAAATACAAAGCGTTATAAAAAACTAATTATATTTAGAACATTTTGTATTGACTCGATAAAGTACAAATCGTACTATTTAGCCATCAGCAGGACGCACTGACCACCATGAAGGTGAGGCTCTTAAAAATTAAGCCCTGAAGAAGGGCAGCCTTCAAAGCAGAAGGCTTTGGGATTGGATGAATGAGCAGGCTGATGCTCGACCAATGTATAAACAGCGCTCATGGCAAGCAGTAACCAATCTGCGCCTCAAGACAGCGTCACTGGTAGTGCGGGCGCTCTAACCAGTAAGCCGGGGTTCAGCGCCGGCCATCCAATCACCAAAGCTAACTGACAGGAGAATCCAGATGGATGCACAAACACGCCGCCGCGAACGTCGCGCAGAGAAACAGGCTCAATGGAAAGCAGCAAATCCCCTGTTGGTTGGGGTAAGCGCAAAACCAGTTAACCGCCCTATTCTCTCGCTGAATCGCAAACCGAAATCACGAGTAGAAAGCGCACTGAATCCGATAGACCTTACAGTGCTGGCTGAATACCACGAACAGATTGAAAGCAACCTGCAACGTATTGAACGCAAGAATCAGCGCACATGGTACAGCAAGCCACGCAGTGAAATGGGTGTGACATGCTCAGGCCGCCAGAAGCAACGCGGAAAATCAATTCCGGCTTATTACGATTGAGGTAGTCATGCTCAAGAAAGTCAAACGCCGACTTTACAAAGAAGGTAGATATTCATGCCAATTGCCAAAATGCGACACAGCAAAATGGAGTGTCGACGATTGGTGTAACTGGATAGATAGATACGGAACTTGGTGGGATAAATAACAGGTAACTTAAGCGGATTTATTTTCGCAGCAAACCACTTATTTGAGAGGAATTAATATGTCATCAATTCGCTTAACTACGAGAATGAAAGAGGAAATCGCTCGTAACGCTTTAATTAAGTCTGGGGTTTTCACTGAACTTGAAGAAGTAACAAAGTTAAAGAACCAGCTTGCACTTGACGCCAGAGTTATTGCGTTTGGCGGTAAAAAGAAAACTGAGGAAGTGGATCAGTTATCATCCAAGTTGGTAGCTATAAGTGAAGAACTTGAAAAGATGGGATGTTCATTTTACTCATACGATTTTCGTTCTACTTCAATTTATCTGACTGTATCTGGAAGAAGGGTTGGATGGCATTCATATGGGAAAGACGGCAACGGCGAAGATATATTGCTTCCTACTCCGACAAAAGATAAATGCATGTTTGACGCAGAACACAAAATAACAAAAAGGTTTGATGAAATCTGCGCATTGCAACAAAACCTTGAAGCCTTGAAAAAGGATATCGAATCAAATGTATGGGCTGCTTTGAACTCAGTCACAACAGTTAAGCGACTTATTGAAGTTTGGCCTGAAAGCAAAGAATTGCTACCAAAAGAAGCAGATAAAGCAAGTACAGCACTTCCTGCTTTACGGGTAGAAGATTTGAATAAGATGATTGGACTTCCTTCCGAGGCCGCATAGTCGGCCTTTATTTTTGGCATAAACAACAGAATAAACACTGCACTGTGTATTCATTCCAACGAGTGAATACACGGAGCAATGTCGCTCGTAACTAAACAGGAGTCGACTTGTTCTGATTATTGGAAATCTTCTTTGCCCTCCAGTGTGAGGGCATTTTTTTGACGGAGGAATTATGGAAATTACAGATATTCTGGTTAATCCAGATAATTACGACCAATTCAATATCTCTACTCAATCAGTTGATTTGGGATGTGCAACTGTCAGCGCATGGCTACTTAATGGTAAACAGTTGGATAAATGCCTTGATGCACATATGACGGTTAACAGCTTCCTTGCAGAAAAAACACACTGGCAAGATGCTGGAGGGAAATATGCTGGATGGCTTGAAAGCATGGGATTTGAATATCAATCTGATGAAGGTTGGTGGAGCCTTATAGCTGTAACGCCTGAGACAATAGAGTGCTTCGTTAAATACTCAAACGACGATGACTATAAACACCAGGTAGATTCTGCGATAGAAAGATATAAAAGAAAATCATTCAGCCACGAAATATCATCAGTTCTTGATTTCATAGAAGTCTTCAAATAAGCCGCCTAAGCGCGGCTTTACCGCATACCAATAACGCTTCACTCGAGGCGTTTTCGTTATGCAATCAAACAGAAGGAGCATCCTATGCAACAGTTCGCTATTGCAGGGGCGGCATCGGTTCGCCCTTTCAACCCGATTTTATCGGTGCAGCATTCACGAAAAAATATTTTAACCGGAGCAGACTTTAAACAACCAAGAATGAAAAGTTTGCTCGAAAAGCTTTGGGATATTTTGAAACAACAAGGCCGTCCATGAGTTTTACAGATAACTGGTCAGACGAAGAATTCATTCGTCAGATGAAAGAATTAATCGGTAACGAAGGAGATATTCATGTCACTTGCAACCACAGTGAAGGAGAGCAAGTTACAGAGACGCATGTACACGCAGCAGGCGTTAATGTATCGCCAGAATGGAGATCGTGAAGGTGTTCGCGTCTTTTTAAATGCGGCAAAGACTGAAGTATTAAATCAGCGTTATTTCCTTGGGCCATGTCCATTCTGAGGTGAATTATGGATTTGAACAAATTCGATGAGCCATTCAGCCCTGAAGATATCGAATGGCGAATACAGCAAAGCGGTAAAACACGCGATGGCAAGGTGTGGGCTATGGTGCTGGCTTATGTCACGAACAGGGCAATCATGAAACGCCTGGACGATGTTTGCGGCAAAGCAGGATGGCGCAATGAATACCGCGATATTCCCAACAACGGAGGCGTTGAATGCGGCATATCAATAAAGATTGATTCCGAATGGGTAACCAAATGGGATGCAGCTGAAAACACGCAGGTAGAAGCCGTAAAAGGTGGTCGTTCCGGTGCAATGAAGCGCGCTGCCGTTCAGTGGGGAATCGGTCGGTATCTGTATAACCTTGAGGAAGGTTTCGCACAAACATCTCTCGACAAAAAGCAGGGATGGCACAGGGCAAAACTCAAGGATGGAACAGGATTTTACTGGCTCCCTCCATCGCTGCCGGGCTGGGCAATCCCAGCATCAGATAACAAACCATCACCAGAAAATACCAACCAGAAATCTCCATCGGTTGACTGCGAACAAATCCTGAAAGACTTCAGCGATTATGCATCAACAGAAACTGACAAGAAAAAACTCATCGAGCGTTATCAGCGTGACTGGCAATTAATGGCTGGCAACGAGGAGGCGCAGGCTAAATGCGTTCAGGTAATGAACATCAGAGTTAACGAACTAAAACAGGCGGCATAAATGGCAAGCAGAGGCGTAAATAAGGTGATCATTATTGGTCGCCTTGGGCATGATCCAGAAATCAGATATTCACCATCAGGAACGGCATTTGCAAACCTTACAGTTGCTACGTCAGAACAATGGCGTGATAAGCAAACTGGAGAGCAAAAGGAGCAGACGGAGTGGCACCGCGTGGTAATGAGCGGGAAACTGGCAGAAATTGCCAGCGAATATCTGCGAAAAGGCTCTGAGGTTTATCTTGAAGGCAAATTGCGGACAAGAAAATGGCAGGATCAAAGCGGACAGGATCGGTTCACTACCGAAGTTATCGTAGGCGTTGGTGGAACCATGCAAATGCTTGGTGGAAAGCAAGGAAGCAATGAACAGTCTTCACCTCAGCGAAATAACGGCCAGCAACAAAGACAGCAATCTCAGCAGCATGGGAATCACAGCGAACCACCTATGAACTTCGACGATTCGGATATTCCGTTCTAGGAGCTGAATATGAAAATCTGCTCAAGATGCCATCAATAGAAGGAAGAAAGGGACTTTCAAATCAGAAGAGCATCCAGAGATGGATTAACTGCCGCTTGCCGGGCTTGCCTGGCTGAATACGACAAAGAACGCGCTGGATTGCCACATCGAGTATCAGCAAGGAGAGAATATCAATCATCGGAACGCGGAAGAGAACGGTGTAACGCAGCCAAAAAGCGGTTCATTCAGAGCAACCCATGGAAAAGAAAAGCCCACATCATTGTGGGTAATTTTTTGCGCGACGGTAAGCTAATCCGACCACCAAAATGTGAGTGCTGCGGATCAGAATGTAAACCACAGGCGCACCACTGCGACTACAGCAAACCAACCGATGTGATGTGGCTCTGCAAGTCATGTCATGTCGAGTGGCACAAACATAACAAACCTATCTACCCAGACGAGGAGCCAGTAACCCTCCCCTTCCCTCGTCACGCTATTCACGCAATTTAATCAGGAGAAAATCATGCCAGCGCCTCTGTATGGTGCGGACGACGCGCGCCGCTGTTCCGGCAATTCCGTATTGGAGGTGCTGGAAAATATCAAAAACAATTTCGATGCATTTCTTACTCTGCCACCAGAAACAAAAGCGGAACGGATGTACCGACGCGATATACAACTCGCGCTAAAACAGGAGAAGGACCGAACAAACGAAACAGCAATGAGACCGTTGCGAAAAGCGACAATAGACAAATTCCCTGAATATATCGACCCACGCCTGCGTAATTACCGCTCACGCTATGGCGCTATCAGTAATGACTGAGGAATTTACCATGAGAGGACTTGCATACAATCCCGGCATTCTTCCGGCAGAAATGATTATTCGCCAACGCGTAAAGACAATGCCATCGAGAGAGGAATCACTTAAGCGAAACTCGTTTCCATCAGTGAATCAGAACAAATATCTGAATGCGATGTGGCGTAAAGGAGGCAACCAGTGAGCAACCGTTTTTACATGATGTGTTTGCGTGAAACTGTGGGTAATAACGCCTCATTCCATTGCCATAACGGCAATGGTTACAGTTCTGATATCGATCGCGCTCATGTTTACACGCTGGAAGAAGCCCTAAAAGCCTGGAATTGTGGGCGAGATATCGATCAGCCTGTTTGTGCCGATAGTGTGGATGCAATGGCTGTGTGGCACGTTGATTGCCAGTACATCCCTACAGAAAGCCTGATTGAGTCAGATTGCACTGCGTATGTAGCCTACAAAAAAGGTAGCTGGAACGGCAACGATGTTTACTGGCTTCAACACGGTGGATTGCCAACAGATGACTTCAGTAAAGCGACCATCTTTAGCGTCGCCAACAAAAACGAACCAGGAATAGTTTGGTTGCCATTTTCCATCGCCGATGCAGCAAAGCGCCGGACGTTCAATATCAATAACTTTAACCGCAGAACAATGGTTCAGGGCGCAGGTTTGGTCATGCCTGACTGGTTGAAAGAGCAGAACAGAAGAAAGAAGTCGCGAAGCGGGAAGGTGCGTTGGAATTGTCCGCATTGCGGAAAAATCACCTGGCAGTACAGCCCATATGATTTTGAAGGCTGTAGTGATTACAACTGTGAAGGATGGCGAGAATGACAATTGACTATCAGGCACTGCGTGAGGCGGCAGAACGTGCAACTCCAGCAATGGAACGCCTGTTAATGTTGCCAGTTGATGATGATTTGTTAAGTGAACAGGAGCTTAAAGATTACGGTGTGGATATTGATGCGCTCAACGCCTTCAAATTTCTGACCGGACCAGAAACCGTGCTGGCGCTGCTGGATGAACGGGAAAGAAACCAGCAATACATCAAACGCCGCGACCAGGAGAACGAGGATATTGCGCTAACGGTAGGGAAACTGCGTGTTGAGCTGGAAGCCGCAGAGAAGCGGATTGCTGACATGGAGGCGCGGGAGGTTGTACTGCCGCGTGCGCACGATGTTCACCCATTAGGGCCGCAGTCGGCGAAAATTTTTTGTGAGTTTCACCGGAGTATCGTGAACAGATGCGCCGATGAGATTCGCAAGGTTGGCGTCAAAGTCAGCATCAAGGGGAATTAGGGATATGGCTGAACTAACCAAAGAATGGCTGAAGCAAACTATCGCTGAATACGAAGCCAATCGTGATGAATTACCGTTTGGACTGGATACCAACAGTGCCATTGAGCTTCAGGCGTTCAAGTTGGCGCTGGCATCGCTGGAAGCAGAACCAGTTGCTTATATTTTCAAACATCCGGCTGGAAAATTATTCTGGGCTTTAACGGATGAAAGCAATAAAGAGCAATCGGACGTTATTCCTGTTTATGCCGCCCCTCCAGTGCCAGTAGTACCTGAAGAAAAACCAATGCCTAACCCTCTTAAAATGTACGCGGTTGATGCTGTTGCCGCTATTGCAGAGGTGAGAGGCTGGAACGCCTGCCGCGCCGCCATGCTTCAGGGTAGCCAACCTGTAAGCCAAACTTACAACTTGCCAGAATTAATCGAAGGCATGGAAGTTTCCATTGATGTAAGCACTTGTGATGCTGATTTAGGTAATCGCTATTTCGGCACCGTCACCGAGGCGTTAGAACTTGATACAGCCAAGAATGGTTACATCCTCCTGGTTCAGGACGCAGAGCCAAACTTCGATGTAAATGGCAACTCTCCGGGAACTCCGGATAGTTGGATTCCGCTAAGCGAAAGGATGCCGGAACCTTATGAATACGTTCTTGTAACTGATGGTTTTGATGGCTGTGAGGTTATGCGTGTTAATACAGATGGCTACTGGGGGCCAGCAAAGAGTTTATATCCAGGTAGTATTACCCACTGGATGCCACTGCCAGCAGCACCGCAGCAGGAGGTGAAGTGAGTATGAGTGCATCACTAATAACCGCCTTCAATCAAAGTGCAAATCCAAGCAATGAGCAGGTTGTTGTGTTCGGCTGGATTGCTGAGTATTTCGAAAGCATTTTCGACGATGAATCCGCTAGGTATTGCAGGAATATTTCTGAATCACTCAAAAATCAGGTTTCTGCTCAACAGGAGGTGAAGTCGTGAGCAAGCACATCATCAAATATGACTATCGAGAGGGAGTTAAACTCCCTAAGCACGAGATTGAGACATGGTGCGGTCATCGGCCAGGGTCATTCGAATGGCTTTTTCAGGATGCTCAGCATGCGCTATTGAGCATTGAGCAGGGAACGCTGCTTGTTCCTTGCAAGAATTGTCTGGCAGCAATCATCAAAACGGCGCAGGAGGTGAAGTGATGGACCCCTTCGCGAAATATACGATTATTGACTGGATAGCCTTCCTTCAGGTTTTGCTCATCTGGTTTTATATGGCTTACAGGAGTGGACAGTGGATTGTCAGTGTAGCCTGTAGCAAGGGATGGCGTTGGTGGAACCGAAAGAATAAAAAAGCACTGGCATTGGATTCGTTTTACGAAGCATTCAATCTTAACAGTCTTCGGCCTGGTTCTGTCGTTGTAGTCACCACTCAAAGCGGCATGACGATACAAATTCACAAGCCAAAGGAGGAAGGTCGTGGCTAACCTGCAACTTGCCGTCAAAGGTGAATACTTCGATGCCATGATTCGCGGGGAGAAAACGGAAGAGTATCGCCTGTGCAATGACTACTGGAATAAGCGAATTATGTTCCGGGAATATGACCGTCTGATTATCACAAAGGGATATCCGAAGCGCGACGATTCCAGCCGTAGAATTGACGTCCCGTATGACGGGTATGAAATCAAGACAATCACACATCCGCACTTCGGCGATAAACCGGTAAAGGTGTTCGCGATAAAGGTAAATATCGGCACTGAATAACAATCCTCGCACTCGCGGGGATTTCTTTTATCTGAACTCGCTACGGCGAGTTTTGTTTTATGGAGATGATAAATGCACTTCCGAGTCACAGGTGAATGGAATGGAGAACCATTCAACAGAGTTATCGAAGCAGAGGACATCAACGACTGCTATAACCACTGGATGATATGGGCGCAGATAGCACATGCAGACGTAACCAATATTCGAATTGAAGAACTGAAAGAACACAAAAACGCCTGATGGCGGTTTTTTATTGCCTGATTTGCAGGTTCGATTCCCTATTCGGAGATAGCACTCATGCAACACGAACTACAACCTGATTCACTGGTTGATTTGAAATTCATCATGGCCGATACTGGCTTCGGTAAGACCTTCATCTACGACCGGATTAAGTCCGGCGACCTGCCTAAAGCCAAAGTTATCCACGGACGAGCAAGATGGTTATATCGTGACCATTGTGAATTCAAAAATAAGCTCTTAAGCCGCGCCAATGGGTAA